TTTGTAATTCATTACGGCAACCTATCATCTATTTACCCACTCCTCAAGTGTTAGGCCTTGCTTAGCAGCTTTGCGCTTAAGTGAGTTTCTCTCTCGGTGACTCATGCCACCCCACACACCATGCTGTTCATCCATCTTTTCTGCGTAAAGTAAACATTGTTTACGTACAGGACATTCTGGTAAACCGTCTTTGCCATAGCAAACTGATTTAGATATATCGGCTATGGTTTTGTATTTGGCTTTATCTCTTGGTGGAAACCAAAGTTCTGTATCCATGCCACGGCATTTAGCATCATAGCGCCAGCCTTCGTCATGGTAAACATCATCGTACAATGTGTCAGCTCCTGAAAGTCGAGGGGTAAAGCCTCCTCTCCCAGAGGATATAAGTCTAACACATTTACTACATTTGCTCCAAGCGCTGGCGTAGCTCTAGGTAATCGTTCTCAGTAAGAACTATGTAGTTTTCATTATTTAAACTTATGCCGAGGACAGGCATACGGCTTTCTAAAATAGCCTCTTTTACTATCTTTTCAAGGACATCTGACTTAAGGGTAAAGGATTTCTTACCTGTCCACTTATGTTCCAGTAAGACGTCTGGCATCCTTACATCGCCTTTACGGCTCCAAAAAGCACCACTAGCAACCACACGTTGACCACCTAGCTCTTTGGCTAAGCGGTCTTCGTGCTTCTTAGATTGCTTCTGGCCCTCACTCCTCATTTACAAACTTTGAGTTAGCCTTAATAGAATCTAATACATCCTTTTCAAGAATCTCTTTAAGGTCTATTTCTTCACGAATTGAAGCAAGAAGGGCATCTTGTCCCTGCCATTGACGAGTCTCACCATTAAAGTCATAACGGTAGTAAGCGCCTGCGCGAGTAATAACTTTGTTAAGAATACCCATGGCTACAATTTCTTTAGCAAAATCAAACTCGCCTGCAGGTACATCCGCGCCCTCTGAGAAGTAGAAATCCACTGTGGCAACCTGTGCTGGAGCAGCTGACTTATTCTTAATGACACGAGCTTTAATAGATTGGCCTACACGTCGCTTTTCCTGACCTGTGCCAGCTTCAATCCATTCATCACGACGTACTTCCATACGGGTAAAGAACGCATAGTCTTTACCTAAACCGCCTGGCGTAGTGCGTGGGTCTCCATACATAACGCCAATCTTTGAGCGCCATTGGTTAATAATGATGCCGATGAAAGGTCTCTCTGGTTCTACTAAAGACCTCTTAGATGCCTTGCCTACCTTACGGAAGAACTTGTTAGTAAGAAGGGCTGAACGTCCTACGGTTGATTCATCCATTTCTTTCTCATCCTCTGCACTAGGTACGAGGGCAGGAAGACTATCAACAACGATACAGTCCACCACTTTACTTTCAGCGAATTTAATGACGGCTTCATAAGCCTCCTCCATAATGTTTGTAGAAATTACAAAAACTCGTGATGAGTCAACACCGCAAAGGTCAGCGTATCCAGTTACCCACTCTTCTGCAGCAACCCACACAGTTGTAAACTCTGGGTCACGCTTTTGATTAGCTGCAATAGTCTTAAGTGCAAGCGCGGTCTTACCATTGCTAGCCTCACCAATTAGTTCATGCCACTGGTTAGGGGGCCAACCACCACCAAGTGCTAAGTCAATGGACAAAGACCCTGTAGTAAAACGAGCTGGGTTATCAATAATGTCTGAACCCAATACTACAGTTGAGTCCCCCATCTTCTTATTAAGGGCGTTAACTACTTTTAGTAAGTCTGCTGATAGTTTCATTAAATGTGTCCAATGATTGTTGTTGGGTTAAAGCCACCTGATTGTACTTGTCTAGCGGGCTGTGCTGGCCCAGACGATTGACCGCCTTGACCAATAATACCTTTACCCATACCGCTACCTGACTGTTGAATTGGGTAGCCGCAATCGTAGCATCGTTTACGAGATTCAGGAGTAGCCCCACCATAGTTACCGCTACCGCATTCAGGGCAACGGTCTGCAGAAGGGGTGCGCTGTTGAGTCGGCGGATATTGAGGCTGTTGCGGTTGAACATATGTCGCAGGTTGTGGCTGCGCCATTGGCACCTCAGGCATAATAGGCCTTGGTGCTGGTACGTTCATCTTCTTTGCCCACCAGTCAGAGTTACTCATAGAACATGTCTCCTATATCTTTACTCTCAGCAGCTATAGCTGATACGTCAATTATACCTAAAGATGATGCAATTGAAAAAGCGCCAATTATTGAAGACAGCGCAATAGAGTAATAAAGCTTATTTAATAGCTCAGCATCTTTCTCATCATCTAATGAATCTCCATGCTCTTCAGCACTTTTAATTGCAATTGTAGAAAGAACATTAGAGGCTATCTCAGCCATAGTTTCAATGTATGGGGTAATAGTGTATAAAGAACTAAGTCGTCTATTACTGTCCTCTATCTCTTTATCTATGCCCTCTTCACTAATTGGGCTAAGGCCAATCAAATCATCAATCTGGTCTTCTCCGTAACCGATATCATGTAGAAACCATCTGACCATTGTGCTTAATGGAACATCATGCGTTTCTACTTCATAATCAGGTTCTTTTTTCTTACGAAACCAACTCACTTGTGGCCCTCTCCCCAACGCTGAACTACGTTAATATCAGAAATAAGTGGGATAGGCAGAAGGTCAATACCTTCCATAGCATCACGAATGGCTTCTTTAGCTTGTTCAACAAGATGGTCTGGGGCAATTGTTACAAGTTCGTCGTGCACTGTAAGAATCAACTTTGCCTCCTTTGGTAGCCTCTCGTAGGCCCTAATCATAGCAAGCTTAATAATGTCTGCTGCACTGCCTTGAATACGGGTATTAAAGGCTTGACGCTCAGAGCTAGCCCTGAACTTCATTACTCTAGAGTTAATGTCTGGCAAGTAACGGCGTCGGCCCATGATAGTAGTAACATAGCCTTTCTTGCGAGATACTCCTACAACTGTTTGTTTGTATTTAGACACAGAAGGAAACTTCTCAGCAAAAGCGTTTAAGAGCGCCTTAGCCTCTTGAACTGTGCAGCCAATCTGACTTGAAATCTTATCTGGACCTACACCGTATGCCATAGCAAGAACTAAAACCTTACCGGCTTTGCGGTCTACTCCCACGGTGTTACCTACGGTAGTGTAAAGGTCACCGCCAGTAAGATAGTTATCCATCATAATTGGGTCTTTAGACATTGCGGCAATAACACGTGGCTCAATCTGTGAATAGTCGGCAACGATTAACTTATGACCCTCAGGAGCAATAAATAAATTACGAATGGCTTTACCATTCTCACTAGCCTCTGGGTTTGGAATGTTCTGCAAATTAGGGTTTCGGCTAGAGAAACGACCGGTCTCCGCGCCCCACTGAATAAAATCTGCATACAACTTACCGTTGACTAGCATACTATCTCTAATTTCAATCTTAGACTTACCGTTAACAGTTTTAACAACCTCGCCACCCAAGTAAGGAATGACATAAGTACTCTGCAATTTATTAAGGTCAGAGTAGGTTAATAGCGCGTCTACAAACTCATCTTTTGAACGAAGTTCTTCCAAAGCGGCTGCGTTAACTGAATAATCTTTATGGGTAAGGCCTTCTTCTCCCAACATGACAGCGTTCTTCTGACCTGTTCCAGTAAGCTGGCTAACCTTCAGGCCTCTACATCCTTCTTCTTTTGGGCCATATAGCAAGTATTGTTTTTCGCTATTTGAGTTCATATTAAATACCCGCCCAACAACGCTGTAAGCGTGGGCTTTTGCTGTTTCAATATCAGCCTCTAATCTAACGTTGAGTGACTTTAAAGACTCAATATCAATATAAGTTCCTTCTAACTTCATATAGCAAAGAACCTCTAGTACATCCATCTCAAGCTTCATAACTCGAACAACGTCTGATGCTTCTAGTTTTTCTACAAGAACCTTCCATAGCAAGAAGGTGTACTTGGCATCAAGATAAGCATACTTAGCTACCTCATCAAACGAGTAGTCCTCTACTTTATGGCCAATGCCTTTTTGCATGCTGAAACCTAGTTCGCGCTGCAAACAATCGTCTAGACCAAGCTTTCCGCGGTTCTTATTGTCATATAAAAAAGATGCCATAAGCGTGTCAAAATATGGTTGGCATGGTGGGGTATTGTCGTAATACTTTGCTACAGAGCTAAGGTCAAACCCTAAGTTATGGCCAACCTTAAGAATGCTTGGATGAAACATCAATGGCTTAAGAGCCTCAAACACTTCTGCAGGGAACAGTTGCTCAGGGCCTGGGGTAAACACCTTAGTAGCTTTTTTATCATCAGAAGAATAATCAGTATCTCTAATAGGCAAACCTGCATCTAAGCGTTTCTGACCAACACCTGTAAGTGGTCGTATTAACTCTACAAAGTCTCCGTTTGGATGACCCATAGGAATAACATCTCCACGGCCATGTGTAGCAAATGATATCCAAAGTACTTCGTTAACCGCAGGAGTACCTCTATGAGTGCCGACGGTTTCTACGTCAAAAGCAAATGCGTCTTGTTGTAAGTAATAAGCAACCATCTCATCAAGCTGCTCTTTGGTAAAAATAATATTCAAGTTGTATCCCCAAAATAAGGCTGGAGAGCCAGGGGCAGGGGATGTAGCGCCTGACCCTCCAGCGGTCTATTTGCTAGAGCAGTGAAGCTGCAACAGCTTCGAGCTCTTCCCAAGTTGGTTCCTTAAGGTCGGAACTTACAAATGGCTGAATGTCAGCAAGTGACTTTTCAATAGCCTCAATATCTGTCATGCCCCAGTCCTCTACGAGGTCGCGAGACTTAACTGCGTTAAGATGATACATGGTTGTCTGCATCTTTCCTGAACGTGAGATAGCCCAGTAGTTTTTAGTTAATGGGCCTTGAGGTGAAAACTCTGCTGCATGAAGCGCATCATACAAACGAGGGGATGCAATAAGTCGTTCACGGCGTGGACCGCCAACAGCACTCAAATTGATAATGCTGAATGCGCGCTTTAGCTCTGGCTTGCTGCCAAGCTTTACACACAATGGGTCATTAGCACCCAATGAGATATACGAGCGCTGTCCGCTTGTCTTTTGTGACAAGAAGTGTTGGCGATAAACGGCAAATGGGCCGCTTGGGTCAATGAACTTAATAATTTGAGGGGTATCACCAAACTTAAAATCAGTTGGGTATGTACCAGTAGTTACTTTATTAGCTGCGTCCCAACCTGATGCAACTGCAGTGCTTGCAGTAGCCTGTGGTGGACGAGCTGTGATTGGTGCATCGGTCATAGCAAATTCATCTTGCTCTGGCATATATTCATCTGTTCTATTTACAGACATTTGTATCATCCTTTATATGTTGTTGTTTTATTTGGTTTCATCTGCACGGATTTGCGTCCATGCCTCGGCAATGTCAATGCTGACCTGCCGGTGTAAAGACCACTCTATACGCTTTATTTCAAGAAGTCCAGCCGTACGTAGTATCTCCACAACTCTTTCGACCATGGCGCGTGAATATAATCTACGCCCTTGGTGTTCTTTTCCGTTTACGTCTTTTGTAGAAGGAAGTCTATAAGGTGCAGCGGGTAGGTAGCCCTCTTTAATCCAGGCACGTAGAGTTATTACAGGTCTACCTAACGCCGCTGCTATAGCGCCAATAGTAAACATTTCAAGGTCTCTGCCATTGGGTAATGTTTTCTTTATAGGTTTTGCATCCCAATTAAGGTCAAGCTCCACCTCGGGCTTCTTAGCCACTACTGGTTTACGTTTACGTTTACTACCGGGATAGTATTGGTCAACGTCGCTAAACATTGAATCTATTAAATCATCTGTCACTTATTATCAACCAAAAATGCATAAGTAACTTTAGCTGGAAACATAGCATCAATATCTGCTTCAGTAAGAAGACCTTCGTAAAAAGCTGCCATGATTGCTGATTCATCTAATACTGAAATTGTCTTAAGGCATTTATCTTTAATACCTTTAGATGTAAGTAGGTCTTCGGCAACACTCATATCTAAGTTTTTAGATACACGGCGCTGTTTTGTAAGAGTTATTTGGCCTTTGATGTCATCTTGAAGAGTGAGCCTTTTGTGACCTTTATCGTCAAACTCTTCTTTTTCAACAGCCTCAAGCAGCTGTTCTTTAAGTTGGTTAGTGCGATTAGTAAGTAAAGCAGCCTCATCTTTAAGGCTTAAGTACTGACGTGCTATAGATTTGATATCCATATATTCTCCCCTGTTATAGAGCAGAATCTAATACCGCTCTATTCCTTTGTCAAATAGTCCTCTAGGGCTGCGATTACCACGCTGGTAATGCTGACCCCTTCAAGGGCAGCCTTAGCCTGAGCAGCTTTCCAAAGGGTATCAGAAACCCGTATTGTGCGCGTTGGCGTCTTAGGTGCGTTAGGCATACTCCAATTTTATAGGATAGCGCTGTTCAAAAACTGCTTAAGACTGCCTACATTCATGGCAATTCCGCCGTCTTCATCTATACCTTCTCCATCAATAACAGCGCTTGCTACAGCTGACTTATGCTGAAGGGTATCCCATTGGCGCTCTTCAATACTTCCCTTGACAATGATGTCTTGAATTACAATGGTTTTCCATGTTGATGAAGCTCGCTTGATTCGCCCATTTCTTTGGACGGCTGCTCCGCTACTCCATGGGAGGTCGTAGTTAACCAATAGGTTAGCAGCAGGAAGGTCAACCCCGTAACCACCAGCGTCGGAACTAATGAGTACACGAATATTAGAGTCAGTATTAAACGCAACCTTATTATCCTCCTTGGTCTTAGCATCTAGCTTGCCTGAGTAGAGACGACATTGTTCTGGGCCTAATGCCTCAGCTATCTTATCTAACATATCTACATAAGTAGCAAATATGACTACCTTGTTCTGTTCGTTTTGTTCTAAGAAGTCTTTTACATATTGAATTAAATAATCTAACTTAGGGGATGTAGTAAGGCCTTCTAGTAAACCTAGTTCTACTAACTCGTGTGCATACCCTGAACCTTCGCCGTTAAGCTTTGTGAACTTATCCGCGCTAGTTGTCAGTAGCGCTGGGTGAGAGCAAAGCATCTTTAGAGCGCCAATCTTAGACATTATCTTTCCGCGCATCTCATCCTCAGGACCGCCTCTAGAGCCTTCTTCGCCATAGTGGGTAAGGATATTAAAGGTAGCCCCAAACAGAGCCTGTGCTTCGTCTAGGTCGGTTGTAAGGTCCATTGAGATTCGGTTGTATAACTTAGAAGTCTTACGGTCTAGCGTAATCATAATAGGGTCTTGATGAATAGTATCGGGTAAGAATGGCGCAACGTCAGGGTCTTTCTGCGCTTTGCGAACAGATGCCTCTTTCATAGTCTCATGAAGAACTGACAAGTTACGATAATGCTGCACACCGCCCCAGCTATTACGAACAATAAAGGTAGAGTCAAAGATGTCAAAGCGTTTTAATACAGTTGGGTCTACAAACTGCATAATGCTATATAGCTCTTCTGGTTTACCGTTTTCAATAGGAGTACCTGTTAAAGCAAAACGGTACGGGGTATGAATTAGTCGCTTGACTGCTTTTGAGCGTTTAGATTTGAAAGACTTGATGGCTGTTGCTTCGTCAAGGACAACAAATCCTCTTGGTAAGTCTTTGATGAAATTCCAGTCGTTAACAACTTGCTCATAGTTAAGGATGATGTAATCAACCCCCGAATTCCGCCAGTCCATAGCGGCTTTGTATTGCTCTGAGCGTTTCTTTGGCGTTCCGTCAATAACCAAAGCTTTTGAAGTTCCATCTGTAAATTTCTCAATCTGATTAGCCCACTGATATTTAAGTGAGGATAAACAAATTATAAGGCCTGGCTCAGTAACTTTACCCTCATCCATTAACTTTTCTAAAGCAGCAATGGTGATAACTGTCTTACCTAACCCAAGGTCATAAGCCACTAGCATCTTTGTGCGCTCGCACATACGAGCTACGGCCTCAGGCTGATAAGGGAGAAGGGTTCCCGTGAAGGTCATACTGGCATACCTGCCAAACGACGTAAAACCAAAACCTCAAGGTCTGCAATAGTCCCATTATTTACAAAAGTCTGGTCAATAAAAGGGTAGTTATCCAACTGTGTTTCTGATACATGAGAATTAACAGCCTTAACACCGTTTCTTTCTACACGCCATAGCTGTGAGCCTGGATAACTTTTTAAATAGTCTGCTTCATTTGTAAAGCGGACGTCAGTAATTACTACATTATCTAAATCTCTAAGTCCACTAAAAGCTTGATTAATCCAAAAGTCTTCCCCAAAAACATTACGAGCCCCAACGCCTGTAGTTTGTAGCATCTCTCGGACAGTTCTATTTTGTTTAGCTTTTTCCCAACCTATTTCATCAACAAGATATTTTATATAGTCGGGTCCAGTTTCATATAAAAATTCACGAATCTTGTCAGCAAAAGCAATACGTTTATAGCCATAGTTATCTACAAGAATCTTTGCAACTGTGTCTTTACCGCTCTGTGCGTACCCAATAAGACCAATAATCATACAACTGCTCTCCACCCTTTAGCGATGTGCTTAGCGTTATCTATGCCAAACCTTACCTCATCTAAGCTCATGCCGCCAATATCTTTAACATCAAGATGGTTATAGTTAAAGAACCAAGCCTCTTTATCCATCTCACGGCATAAGGTATAAAGGTTCATACTAGATTTGTGGCCAGCTTCATCGTTATCCATAGCAATTACTACGCGCTCACCACCACGTATTAAATTAAATTGAGCGGATGAGACTAATGCACCATATGTAGCAACTCCACCAGTAAAGCCTAAAGAAGCCAAACGAACAACGTCCAGTGGAGATTCAACAACAATCATGTCGCCGGAGACGTATTGACCATATCCAAATAAAGCTTGGCTCTTTTGTACACCAGTAGGGTAGTTTCTAAAGTATCTTTGGTCATATCCCTTTTCCTGCCAACCAAGTAACTTATTAGTTACAACGTCACGGATAGGTATAACCCAATTCTTGTTTCTAGCATCCCATAGTAAATCAAAATATTGAGCGGCCTCTTTGGTTAAACCTCTGCTCCTTAAAGCGTCTTCTGGGGGAGCTGTAAAAGCACTTAACATTGACTCAGTTATGTGTGTCTGCTCTTGAATGTTAGGAACTACTCTCGTAATGCGCTCCATGCGCATAGAAAGACCGCCACCTTCATTAAGCCAAGTGTTGGCGTCTACATCCCCATGAATGTAATTAACTAGAGTGTAAACGTTTCCTTTCCATTGACACGAAAAACAAATAAAAGCGCCGCTGTCCGCATTGATGTAGAACGAAGGGTTGCGGTCTTCATGACCTGTTCTGTCTTTGTGAGCAGGGCAAGCGGCCTGTACCTCATCCCCGCGTTCAGAATAGTACTCAATACCGAGACGAGTTAGCGTATCTTTCATCTCGTCTACGGTCATAGGTCACTCTCATCAATCTCACGAAATAGACCTGTGTCCCAGTTCCACATCAGAGGAACTTCATGGAAACCACCGTTACGGTTTGCAATAACCTTCAAAGTTCTGGTGTCATCTACAGTTTCATCTTCACGCTGTAGACCAAAAATAACGTCAGCGTCTTGGTGGAATGAAGATGAGTAACCAATAGCATCTGCGGTAACTTGACCCTTGCGCATCTTCCAATTAAGAACCTGTGTAGTAGCCACAATAGGAATCTTTGCTTTCATTGCTAAGTGCTTTAGGGCACGAGTAATGTTAGTCATCTGCTGGTTATATGCCTCAGCCCCTTGGTCATCTTGGAGCAAATACACACCGTCAATAAATAGAATGTCAGGCTTATGGTTCTGTACCTGGCTAGCTATAGCGCTTACAGTAAGACCGCCTGAAGAGTCACCAAATGCAAAAGCTGTTTCTTGCGCTTGGATAGAATCCAGCTTCATATAGAAACGTGCTTCTTCCTCAGGGTTAAGTGTTCCTGTGCGCAAACGATGGTGAGAAATACGGGCTCGTATAGAATAATAACGAAGCTCTTGTTCTTGGTTGCTCATTTCAAATGATAAGAACATAGGCTTTAAGTTACTCAAGTGCGCAGTAGCGGCCATCTGTAGAGCAAGTGTTGACTTACCTGTTTTAGGCGGAGCAACAACAAAGATTAACTGACCTGCCTGCATTCCAGCCGTTGCTTCATCCATCGTAGGAAAGCCTGTTGAATACCCAAGCATTCCTGGGTTTGCTTTACGGAGCTCATAAGCATGCTTTGCTAAAGCAGCGGCTTTAGTAATATCAATAAAGTTAGTATGAGACAGGCCCTCTTGTTCAACCTTTAGCGCAGCAGAACTAAGTAGGTTAAGTGCCTTGTCATGGTCTTTATCTTTTTCAACGGCTGTGATAGCTGCATCAAGGGTATGGATAACAATTGCCTTACGGCGCTCATCTACAATCTTGTCTAATAGATAATCAATACTGTCATCAACAGGAACTAACTTATAGTTAGGAAAGTTCTTATCTATAATTTCATTGATGGCTTCAGCGCTTGGGGTCTCTGCGTAATTAGCATAGTGCTTCTGTAGGAAGTTAAATACGCGCTTATCCTCAACATCATGAAACCATGACTCAGATACGCCGTTCTCAAGAAGATAATTTATGCTACGGTCTTGAATAGCCTTGCTAAGTAATCTAGCTTCATTGTTCATAGCTCGTTAAACCCCAATCCCCATTTTCCATATCGTAACAGCCTATCATCAGTATCAACAACACCAACTACCTCAGGTCTGTAAGGAAGCTCTTGTACAAGCTTTGCAGGAGACCCATAAGCCGTGCAGTATCTAAATGGGTTAGTCCCCATCTCGTCAAGATTAAGCATAACCTCTGAAAGTTCTTCTTGTGTATAGTCAAACGAACCAAGCTCAAGAGTAACGCCCCGGTTAGTTGTAACTAAGTAAAGAAAACTTAATAAATCTCTTCTATATGTTTTTATCTTAGAAACTACAGGCAAAAGCTTATATTTTTTCTTAACCGAAACCGTTGTTTGAATAACAATATCAGTAGTAACGATAATGCGCTTTGGCATATCATTACTTATATCCCCATTTTTCATATCTAAAAAACCTCTATTTTCCCGTACTTAATAATAAAGCTTCTATAAGCTTCGTTGTCTATCCGAGCTAAGTCGGCTTCTTCTTCAGTAGCTTTGCTAAGAATTTCTAATGGATAATGGCCGTTGTTACTCTCAATACGAGTGGTTACAAACTTAGTGTGCTTGCATGCATGAGAGCCCTCGAACCTAGAACAAGTGCAATATAGATTACCGTCATCATCTGTAGATACTTCGTAGATTGATGGACCAGGGACTTGAGTCTTGCTTAGGAATACCTGAAGTAACCTAACTTTGCTACGCATGTTGCTCCTCATTTGCGAAGGTCCCCTGAAGATGAAGCAATCGGAATATATACAAAAGCTTCATTGGCAAAGCTTTCGGTAGCGTCTCCATATAGTGCAGCCCAATCTTCTAGTTTGATATTGGTAGTAACAATGGTAGGCAATCCTTTATTAAAACGTGTGCGCAAAACCTCGTGAAGTAAATTACGTTGCCATCCACTAAGGCTTGCATGCTCTTTTCCGATGTCATCAATAATCAGTACACGGATATTAAAAGAATCTTGTTCGCACACACCGAGCATGCCGTTATAGATAACGTCTTGGTCGTCTGTGGCTGAGCCATTAATTATGGCGCCTTTGATATTTAATATTTCGTTATAGGTGGTAAAGAAGCAAGGACGCACAAGGGAGTTGTTCTCCTTGACATCTAGCTCATCCAAAGAAAACGTACGAACAATTTCTTGAATAACGGCTAAAGCCAAAGTTGTCTTTCCTTGACCAGGTGTGCCGTAAAACATCAACCCTTGTCCGCATAGACGGCTTCCTTGCACACGGATAATCTTTTTATCTTTAACAGATTTAATCCAAAGCTTTACGTCTTCCATGTCTTCTGGTGTGATGGCTGAACAGTCGGAAAGTTCCCAACCAACAAGGTGCGGAGGGATGTGAGCTAGCTTTAACCAGGACTGTCGTCTTGTTTTAATCTCGCTACTCTTGAACACGTAGTTTACTCCTTGACTTCTGTGAACGAGTTACCTCGGCCTCAAACTGCTCGGGGGTGACGCTATCACGGTTTACTTGGGTTAGCAGGTCACCAAACTCAATAATAAACTTTTTCCAAATTAGCTCTGGATTATTTATACGAGTATCGTGCTTAAGCTTGCTAAAGAACTTTTCCATCATGAGACGCTCGTCTGCACCGTCTGTGCCGTACTCGTTGCGCTTATCGTTAAGGGCAAAACGGAACCGAGAGCGTGTAACCTTCCAAGGCTCTACGTGCCACAGATTATGCATACGCTCAGCAAACTCAAAGGTTGAATCTGTAACAGACCAGTTCTCTGGGTGCGCGTGGTCGCGCTGCTTCATGTTGTTAGCTGCACGAGCGCTATGGCGTTCAAGCTTTTCCTGATGCTTCTTGGCTCTAGCCTTTTCGCGGTAAGCGTCTCTATCCTCAGGGTCAATGTACATGGGCGTATCTTCATACTCCATTTTTTCCTCCGCTTTGCTATTCGGTTTATGATTTAGTAACTGTGTATTAGTATCTAGTAATAGATTGTTATTAACAGTTAGCTGTATCTGCAGTATAGATGTACGGCTTTTCAGGAACTGATAACCCGCCTCCGTTACTTTGATAGAACGGGCAAATCCTAGCCGCCCAGTCTTAACTGTGGTTGTCTCAATTAGACCTAGGTCCCGTAGGTCAGATATGGTGCTTTGAATCGCATCACGTCCCTCTCCCAAAAGCTCTGAGAGGCCTCTAGCGCCTCCATGGTTGGGGTTTATAAGTATTTCCTCTAATACGCCTATGGCGCGGGCTGTAATGACCATCCTATGCCTTTTTAAGGGCATCCCGGACGGCTTCTCCAAACGCCTCCGTAAGAAGTTTAGTCAATTCGGCCTTCTGCGCCTCTGTGAGGGCCTCTCCTCTAATTTGGGTAGAGGCAGGCTTTTCTTCAATCACCGTCTCTACAACAGGTTCAGCCTTTACCGCATCCTTAGATGACAACGAGACAAGACCTGTAGTTAGGTCATGAGCTGGAATGCCCATAGCGTTGCATTGCTGAAGTGTCTGAGTGCAGTCGCTATCTGACGGGTTCCATAAAATGAAAGCTTTACCCGAGCCTTTGATAAATACGGTAGCTTCGTTAATAGGGTGTGAGCTGACTGTAAAGCTAGACCCTGGGATATCTTTCAATGATGAATCATTTGGCGCAAACACCAAAATGTCTTTGCTTTTGTCTTTAGCAAACTGCGCCGCAAAGATTTGGCCTTGGCTAGGAATCGCACTGTAAGAAAGTACTAGTACGACTTCGGTGTTCTTTTTAAAGAAGTAGTCTTCCAGTATTGCCTCTAGGTTAGCTCGGCTGGTAGTTCCATTACCTGTAACCAATACATATAGTTTGTCCATAGGACCTCCTTGTTAGGGGAGGCACACGATAGCACAGGTTTTTAGGTTTTTGGTTGGGCGTACTTAATAGCAATGCTTGTGCCTAAAAGAAGCTGGTCTGATAGGGTTCCATTAAGCATTCGTACGCTAACGTTGTAGTAATTCTTATAGTAATGGCTTCGGCTTGCGTTTACTGTACCTTCCCATAAGAAGTCCGTAGAAGGCCCATTTCCAGCGCTTCCGCTAAAGAATGGAAGAACAAAAGACTCTCTTTCAAATAAACCAGAATCAAATACTATTACGTTTCCACTAGTGGTAGATGTTGTCACCCGTACCGTGGCGTATGCCGCTGTTGCTGGTGCCACTGATGAAACAGAAACTCTAGTCCATCCTGTAGTAGATGTTGTAAGCGATGTGCTAGACCCATTAGCTGTTGAAATTACAGAATTGCTTGAGTCATACCAAATAATGCTTGCTGTAGACGAGTCACTAGATGTTGTTCCTTTAGCATAAACGCTAAATGTGTATCCAATGTTTGGATAGTAAATACCCATTTGTTGAGACGTAGTTGTACCGTCCCAAGAGTTTACAGTTACTGTCCCTGAAGATGCTGTTACCTTTAAAGCATTTCCAGATGTGTAGAACGACCCAGTAACCGCTGTTCGTGCCGCCGTTGTAGACCCTCCGGAGTTAAAAGTAATTGACGCAAATGTAGAGCTAGTTGCTGCCGTCCAACCAGTAACAGTGTAAACACCATTAGTAATTCCAGTTACACCCGTTACATAAATAGTCTGACCATACTTTAAGTCGTTTGTGACAGGTGACTCTAGAGTAGCAACACCTGAAGCAAGCGTTAAGTAATTTGCTGTATAAACGGTAGCGCCAGGTTCAATATAATTAGAAACAATTGTGCTAGTTCCACCTGTCGCTACCCATGGTGCGGCCGAGCCACTTCCATTAAAGTGTGGATTAATTAATTCATTAACTCTTGTAGCAGTTAATGTCACGTTAATGCAACGCGCATCTCCAAACGCACTAGCTGTTGCTGATGCTTCAAATTGAGCGCAATCAAAATACTGCCATTCATTAGACGCAGACGCTGCCGCACTAGCAATAGAAAGAGTAGGAATTGCGTAATAAGCACCAGTTGGTGCTGTTTTATTTTCAGCTTTCAATCTAACTGAAAATTCACCTGTAGCGTTGTTTGTACCAGTACCTGTGCTGGATGAAATATAAACTCCAAAACGGTCGTACCAGTCAATTCCAGCTGTTATTGACCTGAGGGTTGTCCCCGCAGCCGAATAAACGCTAAAGCTATAGGCTGTTCCAGCAGTTACAGGTACCCCCACTCTAATAGGGGAAACAGTTGTACTTGCTACACCACAAGACACTTTAATTGTTCCAGCTGTGCTGTTTGCGTTCTTTACCGCCATTATTCCTTTTTGTCTGTTTGGGTACAAAGAAGACGCGGTAGTAGTTTCTGAATAAGGATATGGTTCAGGTGTAACAGAAGGGTATATATTTAAATCGTTATTATATGCGTTAGATGTAACAATATTAGTGCCTGTTAAAGCATATGAAATTGTTGTAGAAGTTATTGATGTAATAGTAACAGCAGATGCTCCTGAGTTAAATAATCCTAAAGAAAAGTTCTTTGTAAAGACCTTGTTTCCAACTTGATAGCTATGGGTTCCAATAGTTAATGTAGCCACGTTACTAGTCAGACTTAACTTAGTTACTTTTTTCTCTTTAAGGCAGTACAGAACTGCTGTACTATTAGGGGATGTCCAACGGCCAACAGACTCTTCAAAAGAAGAATCGTTGTAGTCAAGCATAATATTAGCCCCAACAGTTAAACCTTTTGTTCCGGGGTTTGGGGAACTTGAAGGGTCGTTTATACCATAACCAGTGTATGACTTAATGTATTCCTTTAAACCAGCTTTACTTCCTTTTTCTTTTAAAATCTCAGTTATATTCTTAATAAGAACGCGGGACTGCTGTAATCCTATTTCTGGCTCGTACTCTAACCCAAATTGCTGCATAAATGTGGGTAGAAGCATACCGCCGACAGTTTCTACATTGTATCTATTTGTAAGTAGGTTAGTGTTGGTATGGTCGTAGCTAAGTTGGAACCCAAATAAAGATAAAAAGTTATATAAATCTTCATTGTCAAGATTAGAGAAAGGGTCATTTAAAGAGTTTATTTTGTATACATCAGGTAAAGCGTCATACATTAAATCTGTATAACCATAGTCTTTTGGAGAAAGCGCAATAGCATTTCCTACCCGTACCCAGGTATAGGTCACAGTTTCAAAGATAAATAAAGAATAGTAGTAGAACATATTAGTTCCAAGACCAACTTTGTCATCATACATAGTCGGGTCTGTTTCTTTAAACGCCACATAACTATTATCATTTTTAATATCTAGTACGTCACCATCCCACGCATTCACAGGAAATCCGTAAGTATTTCGTACTAATTTTATTTTAGACCACTGGCCATAGGGGCTGTTCCAAGATAGGTGGATATACCCATACTTTTCAGGAAGAGCTCTAAACGCTGTAGACACATACGGAATTGCATCGCTATTTCCATAGTAAGCTAAGTCGTATTGATTTAGACCGTAACGACCCATTACAACCCTCCAGTATATGTAAGGGTTAAGTTAGTTCCATCAAGCTGTGGGATTTCGTTAGCGTCGCACTTAATATCTTTAACAGCTAATACAGTTACTTTTCCTACAGGGCTTACTGCAGTGCTAGCAACGTTTGTATAAACGTTAACATAGCTAATTGTTGTTGCACCTACCGCAGTAACTGTATAGGTTCCGTCAAAGTCACCATTACCTGTTCCTACACCAGAGATATAAATAGTTTGGCCTACAGTGATATTGTGGGTAGCGCTGGTTGTGACTGTAGCAATGTTGCTTGTAAGCGCTTTGTTATTTATATTAAATGATTGGTCTTGGTCCCCACGAAGTAGCTTTACAATCTGCACAGAACCTACGCCAGGTACAGATGTAATTGCCCCAAATACGTCAGATAGATAGATAGTATCTTGGAACGCAACGTTATCCAATGCAAATAAGTTTGCTACAGCCAATCCTACATTTAACTTAGTCAACGTCTGATTGTATTTAGGTTGCACAGTTATGTTTGCAAAAAGTTGAACTTTTGCATAGCTAGCTGGCTGATATGTAATTGTTGTATTTGCGGGAACTTTATCTGTTAAATATGAGTTAAGGGTGGTAATAGTGCTTGTAAAAACTGTAGAAGGTGTTACACCATCGGTTAGAACCCCAGAGTCTCCATAAGGAACAAAGAAGATAGTTACACTGCTATAAACTTCAGCCACAGCAGATGCCTTTGCGGCACCTCCAGCTACAGCCAAAGCTGCGTAGTCCGACAGGGATACCGCTCGGTTTAACGCTCTAAAGCTAAGTGGCGCATTCAAACGAATTGAGTCAGTAGACTCAATATCTGTGCCGCCTGTGGCTGAACCATCGTCTGTAGCGCTTCCGTAAGCTGTATTTAAAACAGTTAAACCAGCTTGAGCATTTGTTAAAATTGTTTTAATTGTGTTTGCAGATACGTTACCCGCAATACCGCCGCCTACACGGTATGTTGCTGTTATGACTGAAGTGTTGGCAGGAATGTTTCCGCTAATTCCGTCTCCAAAAATAGCATATGTTACGCCAGCAGCATTTGTATAGGTAGAGAACACAGCTTCATACCCAGAATAATCAATAAGGTAAGGTACTTGTGTATATGTAGTGCCACCAGCAGTGATTGAAACGCTGTTATTTATAACAGGGGTTTTAGATAATTTAAACACTTGATTAGCTAAACCTGTACTCGTACCAATAATTTCTGTAGTCGTAACGCCTTGAGTAGCATTTACCTGAACGCTACCGTTAACTGAACCCGATTTAGCGGGCACCGTTGCAACGGCGTTTGTTTCAAAAACTAGTTGAGTAGTTACGTTGTTAGATACTACAGTTGTGGCTACTTGTGTTTTTGCGGGTACGGTAATTGCGCTGGCAGTTGAATTATAGAAAGTAAGTGTTACAGTTGAAGCTATGTTTTCTTTAGGGTTGTAGCCCAATAGACGAGCAAGCTGAAGAACACTGTCTCGCTGGCTAGCTGTGCTGATAAACGCTTCGTTTGCCGAACGGTCAATGTAATGGTTTAGAAGGTCTCCCATATAAGAGAACAGCTCAAGCAGAGTCATGCCTATATCCGCGGGGTCACGGGTTGTCCAAGTAGGTGCATAGGAAGGGATTAGAGACGTCATATCGTCTCTAATGCTTGCGTAATCGCGAGAGGTGTAGTCTACTTGCGGTACATATTTATCGGCCATTTTGTGTTACCTCCTGGATTACGTCACCGCTTCGGCTAAGGATAGCAGTTTTGATATTTACAGTCTGATTAATGTTTTGAGCGCGGTACCTATATTTGATTTGTACAACTAAATAACCGTCTACAGCATCGGTAAACCCTGTAACTTCTAGTAGCTCTAGGTCAGTTAGCCAACGACCAAATGCCACGTTAACGCTCTGATTAATAATAGATACGGCATCACTTATGTTATGGCCTAAGGTTTTAGGCGCATCGCTTCCAAAGGTAGGGCGCATTACGCGCTCACCCAAGTTAGTCATAACAGCCACTATTACTCTGTCTTGCCACATTTTAGCAGAGTCAGTAGTAGTAGCTAGCCCGCCTGATGCTGAATCAAAGTGAAACGGTAGTGATAAGGCTTTACTCATTTAAGGACTCCCATCCATACTGGAAAGTTAGGGTCTCCAGCAATATACATAATCCAAACAGCATCCCCAACGCTTGTAGCTAGCCCTCCCCCTTGGCTACAGACGTCTACCCAATCAGTAACCGCTTGACCAGTTACTTGAGGGACCTGCACAGTAATTCGACCACGCCCCTCAGGGTCTTGGTTGTCTACAACAAGTCCTTGGTATATTCCATAAAATCTTTTATCAAAACTCATAGAACACCTAACTTCATAGCTAATCGTTCAGTAATAAACTGAGGTTTATTAGCTTCATAGATAACAGGGTCTAATGTTGTAGTATCGGTTTGCCACATAGAAGGCACATTAGCTCTTCCGTTTACACTGGGCTTTGCTCTATTCTGTGGGTCTCCAAAACTTCCTGTATTTGATGGGCTATCGTATTTAACTTTCTTATTAAGAACGGTAGCTGGTTTAATTTTAGTTTGAAGCACGTTAGGTATAATTGTTCTCTTTGGTGTGTAATCTGGTGAATTAACAGTTTTGCTATCAGTCCATTTAATAGCGGCGCCAAGAGAATCCGTTCCAACAACAAGAGTAGTTGTGTATTTTTGGCGGTTAAGCTCTTCTTCAACAATATGGTGAGTAGCTTCTAATATAACCCAGTAACCAGCATAAGGGTCCCCAATACCCTCTAGGTATACAGGCATATCTGGTCGAAGATTAGGATTTCCTAAAACTTCAACAGTAGCGCGATAAGGAAAATAGTTTCTATTTTCCGCGGCCTCTGCCTCATACTGTGCCACCAAAGGTGTATTGGCTACTGTAGCTGTATCAAATCTATCAAAGAATTCTACTTGTTGCTTAAGTCTTGTTTTTGCAGAGCGTATTTGTTGAGTAATAGAAATGGGTGTTGCGTTAACAATATCTACTCCGTTAACCGCCACAGAGCCCTTAGTAGCATCTGCATATGGAACAGATTCACCAATCATAGGTCTAAAAGAGTAAAGAGTGGAGCCTTGTGGGTTGCTAGCTTCACGCATAATAAAATGAGGGGCTTCTTCTCTATAACGCGTGTAATCTTCCATAATAGGTTGGAAGTAAAGCTCTGTGTTAATAGAACGTAGTGTGTAGCCGCACTGCTTAGCTAACCTTACTAATAGTTCCCAGTCAGAGTGCCCAGCTTGAGCAACTTGAGGATAAACTCTTGGATGGGGCACCGCATAACATACAAAGTTATAGTCAGCCGCTATGGACTTAACTATCTGGTCAGCCGTCATATTTTTATAGATATTCTGGCTTTGTTGTTTCATAGGGAAAGACGCACCTATAACAACCACCTCAGTAAAGTACTTTCCCGGAGCTCTATCTATGTTTACGTGGTGCACATAACCGTAAAGGTCGCGCTGTTGATTAAGTCCGTTTATGACTAAGTGAACAGGAGAACCCGGCTTAACAACATCATATTGAACTCCCCAGTCCTTAAAGTACAATGAAACCATCTCATGCGCATATACTTTTTGAAAAAGGTCAGCGCGATATACAACAGTTGGTTGTATTGTGGTTTCAGGGAAGTCAACAGAGATGTAATTAAACATTTGGTATTCTTAACACCGTCCCACCCTCAATGTTGTTAAGGTCCGTAATCTCTGGGTTGTACTCAGGGATAATCCACCAATACTCAGGTCGGTTATAGTATTTAAAAGCAATCTGGTCTAGACGTTCACCCTTTACATACACATGTTCCCAGTAGTTGGTTAGCCCAAGGTTAGAGAATGTGTAAAACACAGTAGGTTTTTCAGACCCATTCATTACTGTTGTAAAGTAATCAATGGTTGAGTATTCGTATCTAGAGCCTTTGTAAATAGACATTATTAAACCCCCGAAGTCAATCCAGAACCAGAGAAGCATTGAATTGAAATAGATACTTCCGTCCTAATAGGTACCATAGTTTCTGTAAAAGCTGTGTGATTGATACTTATGTTAGACGCCCAGCCCACATAAGATAAATTGTCAAGACTAGGCCCAAGTTGAATTCCAAGTAGGGTAGGAGCTAGATAACCAACATTAGCGGTTTTCTTTCCAAGAAGAGTTGTCCACTCCAAGTTACCGTTGCCGCTTCCATTAATAGCTTTAAATAGATATTCAAGGTCGGCCATTGTGCCTTGCGCCATTAGCTTAGCTATCTGGTCTCCAATATTTTGTCTAGGATTTGCCCCAGGATATAAAGAGTTATAGTGACGACTAAAAGAAGATAGATTATTCGTAATTGGAGACGCGCCTTGTGTTGCACCAGTGGCGTAATCTAAAACAGCGTTTTGAGCTTCAGCTCTAATGCAAGCAAAATCATTAGTTCTATCTAAGACAATATTTAAACTAACTGTTTCCTGTCCAGGGAACACGCCCGATACAACACGTAGAGCATCAGCGCTTGACGGGGTAATGTTCATATTTCTAGCAACGCTTGTTGTGATACTTGTTGGGTTCCATAGGAATTGAAATCCATACGCTGTATCAACTAAGTTTAAGGGGGTTCCACTGTTAGACACTGCTCCGGTGTTGTTGGTACCCGCCCAATACCATAAACGACCTCTACGTAATCCGTGGAAAGATGCAGTATTGTTATAGCCTACGATGTCAGGGTCAACATTGGTTGGTCGTACAGGCAAACTCCAGTCATGTGGAGGCAAATTAAAGTTATAATTTATTGGTTGCGTAATTCCAACTTGAGTTGTTGGAACTGTACTAGTTGATGGAGTGACTGGATTAGCACTATTTATAAGTTGGTCTGTGTAATACGCATCCGTGTTGTAAGGTATTTTAAGAACACTAGCCGTATTAATAGCAGCCGACAACGCTTGTAGACGTTGTGTAGACAATGTAGTAGACGCTGTTGCCCCCACGGCCGAAGTAGTTGAGACTACTGGGTTGCCTCCGCCTGAATCGGTTATTGGTGCTGCACTCATGACTCACTCACAATCTTGTTAGTCTCAAGGTCGGACAGAAGCTTACGAAGCGCGCCAATAACTTCTGGAGTATTAGCGTTTGGAATGTTGATATTAAAATTATAAGTGTTATTAGAGTTACCAGTAATTGTTCCGCTGTTTTTATCTTTATTAGGCATAATTTGTTCGTTGGGTACAATTGCACCAGATACACCAGGAACGAATAGCTCAGGGCCGCGCTCACCTACAATGTAAGCAGTTCCTTCTTGTACTGGGCCTCCGGTAGCTTTACCTGGAAAAAGAGTAGCTAAAGCTGAAATTGCATCCGTAGGTGCACCACCAGCCGCAGATAAAATTGTGTCCAAAAAGCCTTTTGTTGAAAGAGCAAGTTGAGCCACACCGGAGTAGTCTCCCGCTTTACTTAGGCCAAAGATTAATTCTGAAATTAAATTGGTTGCTGCTGTAAAACCAGCAGCGCCTTGAGACCCATTAGTTGTTAATAGCGACGTTGTATTTGAATACTTTGAGGATAGTGAATTAATAGCTGCTGTAGATGTTATATTTGTATTTACCCCAGCTGTTAAAGTACCGGTTCCTGGTTTAGCTCTATAAAGAAGACCATTCATAACCATATTTTTAAGCATTGGGTCATTGCCAAAATACTGCTCTAACATGGAGTCAAGAGAGTTACCGGGTTGAAGTGCAATTTGTACTTCATCAAATGTTGGTTCCCCACCATTGCGCGCAGAACCATATGCTTGTTTATAATCTCTACATATTTTATTCCAAACATCATCAATTACTTTATCTGGAGCAGCCATGTTACCATTAGCATCGCGTAATTGAATACCAATGCCTCGTAACATATTTACGCTAGATGCTTGTTGCATTGCGCCAGTTGCTCGCATTGCGCCTTCAATACCCATACCTGGAGTTAAGTTTGAAACATTTGCAACACCTGTGTTAAATTTATCGTTTCCTGAACCAAGCCCCATTGTTTGAGCAGCAGCTAATGCGTTTAAAGCGTCTAACGAAGAGGTTACTGTTCCAGTTTTAGCAAGGTCAGTTAATGCAGAACTTGACCTGTCACCGCCAACATTTTTCCCACCAAAAAATCCAAGCCGTTTCATTAACAAATCAGCTTCTACCATTTCATCTGTTCCAGGTAAAAATGATGAAACGATTCCGTATCCTGTTAATCCAGCCGCAAGTTTTCCAAATAAACCACCCGACTTCAGTGCAGTATCTATAGCTTTACCTGTTGAAGAGTCATAATTTACTGTTTGACCTACTACATTTGATGTGCCCCCACCACCGACCATAGAAGCTGGTGTGTAAACAGTACCGCTCCCGGGGTTTTTAGCTACGTATTGACCTAAGTTCTCCATGCCAGGAAGAGCTTGTTGAGAGAACCCACTACCAGCAGTCATAGAGGCAGAAGGTCCCGCAGCTACAATGTTTCCGGATTCAGTCATTCCAATAATGCTTGGTGCATTATTAAATACTGGGTTTGGCGCCACTTGATTTGTATGAGCTTGTCCTGCGTGGCCGCCAACCATTGAGCTAGCTGCATTAGTTACGGAGAAGAATCCAGACATCTCTTGGCGCATGCCCGAGAACCCCTGTCGGAGTTCTTGCATGGTCGCCTTGAGTTGGCTAACAATATTGTTGTTAGACGAACCCATGTTCATAGACTCTCTAGACATTGGCTACCTCCTTACTTTTCGCTGTGCTCGTTCAGTCCAGTTTGTACGTTCTCTAACGGATAAAGCTTTTATATCCGCTAGAGTCCATCCAATAAATGTTCTTGTTAAGAACTCATACTCATCAAGAAGCCTTTCATAAGCTCCTAGGTTATATGCGAAACAAATCCAAAAGGCTAAGTGGTAGAGGAATATTCTCACCGCATGCCTTGCAGACCTTTTTCACCTCCCCGAGGCGTGGGCCTGGGTTACGGTCTGTAATTGAAGTGAGTAGCTCACTACGTTCTGCCATACCTAGTGCAAGAGCTGTTGGCGCACCAATAGAAGGGGAACCATTAACAGAGATAATGCAACCTCCCAAAATCATTGTATTGATTTCAGAACTTGTCTTATCAATGTTATCCATAAGTTTTTTCTGGGTGATTCCGTTAGGTAGCCCAAGTCTTACAGTTCCTTGCTTTGTGGTTACTTCCCAAAAACGGTCAACAATAGGGTCTGACAACTCTCGGACAGGGACGTCATCATCTAAATCAACTTCCGTGTTTTGGTCAGTTGAGCAGTGAGGGCATCGAATAACTAGAGGGATTAGCGGCCCAAAAGTTACTTTTCTAATGCCTAGCAAGATGGCGTCCCTGTCTCCAGAGAGTAGAACATCTAAGTCGTCTTTAGTTACTTCTTTATCACCAAGTTTGACGAGGCCACGTTGCAACAATATGTTCAAAGCTTTAGCTGTTGAGCCAACCTTAGCAATAGCTTCTTCGTCAGCCCCATTGAGCTCACGAACTTCCGCTGTTTTTACTACTTCCCCTGTTGGGAGAATGTATCCGCCAGGAAGCCTTACTGTGGTATCTGAAGGAGCCTTAGTAACAATCTGTTGCGCTGGCTCCTCCATCGCTTTTTGTGCATACTGCTGTACTAGTTCTGCGTCTGTGATTATCTGCGTCACGTATTATGCTCCTTTGTTGTTATTAGTTAAGTGCTGATGTGCGTTCTACTGGGGCGTAGTTAGAGTCAGTAAAGAATACTGACAATCCCTCGTGAACCAAGTTAATTGATTCAAACAAGATAGCGCCGTCATTAGCGTTTAGGTCTGTGTAGCTAAGCTGTGTAATCCAAGCATTCTTTATATCAAATCCCATACGAGGTGTATTTCCCACTGCAGTATTTGGGTGGTCCATAACCCAAATCTTTGCATTTACACGGTAACCCTTGTTAGATAGAGCACCTGATGTAATACCATCGCCTGAGACAGCGGCAAAAAGACCGCGCATCCAAGTGATAGCTTGGTCATTACCGTATAGAACACCACGTTGTAGTGTAATAGGTGTGAATGTAGTCATTCCAGGAATCTGGTGAACTGTGGTGTTGTAACCACCTTCACGATACTGGATAGCTTGAGTTGTGATGTTAAGCCCACCTACAGATACAAAACCTCCAACAAAACCGGAAGACATAGCAGTAGTAGATGTTCTAGCATCAGCAGTGCTGGTAATCTTAGGGCTGAACACAGTTTCGCCATTTTGAGCAGGGTCTGTAAACTCTACGATGAACCGAAACGAGCGTAACGGGTCCGTAGCTAAAGTAGAAAAGCGTGTGATGAAGCTATCTGCTGTTTGATTTGCCATTATATTTTATCTCCTTTACGCCACAGTAACGGTGGTTCCACCGTCAAACTGACCAATTTTAATTACTACGAACTCAGCTGGGCGTTGAAGTGCCACACCAATTTCAATATGGACTTCTCCATTATCGATTGTTCCTTGCGGATTGTTAGTGTCATCAATCTTTACAAAGAAAGCTTGGCTAGGTGTGACACCGCGAAGACCGCCCTGAGACCAGAAGTTCGTAAGGAAGCTGGAAACAGTTGAGCGTAAACGGCGCCATAGAGCTGGGTCGTTTGGCTCAAAGATTGCAAATTGAGTAAGGTCAGAAAGAGCCTTCTCAAGATAGATGAGTGTACGTCGAACAGGAACATAACGAGATACGTACGCTGGGTCTAATGTACGAGCGCCCATAACTACGATTCCTGAACCAGGTACAAATTTAATAGCGTTGACTGGAGCAGATGCTGAGTTCAAGCTATCAAGGTTTGCATTAGTTAAAGGTGTTACAGATACAGCGCCTTGGATGCGTGACTGTAATCCAGCTGGTGCCTTAAAGACTCCGCGTGAATTGTCTGTCGACACAAACAAACCGGCTACAGCCCCACCTTGTCCTACTAGCTTTGTAGCCCCTGTTGCAGAACCTGTTCCGCGGGTAGGGTCGCTAATAGTTACACGTGGGTAGTAAACCGCTGCGTAAGATGTTGTTGTGTATGTAGCTGCAAGTGAGAGCTGGTTAGCTACTGAGTCATCTGTACCGTCTGAGGCAACTTTACCGTCAACGATAACAAAGATATCTCCGCGGCTTGCAGCGTACGCAATAGCTGCGTTTACTGTAGTAGCGTCAGTAAATCCTGCTACGTTGAGTAGAAGCGGGTTGCGGATAGTATCAAATGCAGAATAACTTGTTACTGAAGAAACAGCCGTTCCATCATTACCACCTGAAAGTGAGCCAGAAGCTACAGCAATAAGGGCTGGGTTTTTTGTAGCACCTGTTGCTGTGTTAGCTGATACAGCTGATGCAACTAGGTAACGTGAGCCTGTGTTAATAACAGATGGCGCATAGCGAGCATCTGTTGAAGTCATTGATAGGTCTGTAAACTTTTCAACAACATATGGGGCTGTGATGCCACCAAAATACACTGTTAAATCAAAGTAGCCTGTGATAACAGAATCAGTGATTGAGAATGAGATGCCGTAGTATGCACCGCTGTTTACTGACCATACACCAGGGTTAGCCGCTGTAAGAGTAAGTGTATTAGCTGGGCTACCTGCGCGGTCAAGAAGGGTACGGGTAGCCGCAACTGCTCCAGAACCAACTACGCGGTTTACGTAAGCCTGACGTCCGCCATTTGCAAAGAACATAAATACAGCAAGGGCTAGGTCGTTTGAGGCTGTTGTGTTCCAAGAACCAAACTTATTTACGTAGTCGCTCCAAGAAGTAACTAGTGTAGGTGTGATTGGTCCACGGTCGTTCGGTCCAACAAAGGCACCAATGGTGTCTGAGCTTAGACCAGTTGTTGATTGAGATGGGTTTAACGTTTCCTGAACGTATACCCCAGGGCGTTCAAATGCCATTAGATGGTCTCCTTAGTTTTAG